TGACGATCGCCGGTATTGTCGCAGAAGACCCCGTTACCGTTGTGCTCTGTATTACATGGGTGATGAGTGCGCTGGTTGGAGTATCGTGGGTTGCGCGTCTCCTTGATGCACTGACGGCACAAGTTGAAGTCAAGACAAGCCTTGATATGGAGAAAGCATCGGCGGAGGCGCTGAAGTTGAATTACTTACAAGACGAACTGAAGGAACTGAAGATAGCCGAGCGCGATGCCAAACTGCGTGCTCTTATTCCAGACGGGTCTGCCGCACCGAGCAACGCCGCTGCCGCACCCGCCGCCACGGCTGGTCGCCGCTCTACTTCCCGTCGCCGTCGCCGCGCTGCTTATTTACCCAGACAGACACGGCGTTCTTCTTCTGGACGGCGCCGGGGGTATAGTCGTCGGCAGCGAGGATAGCCGAGTGGAACGGCTGATTGTTGGCCCACAAGGTTGAGTCGCACATCCGAAACGGCGGGTGCTCAGCGGCCTTGTACCAGAACACCTGGTCCTCCAGCTTGTTGGAGTTCACATTGTTGCAAATGACCAGGCACTCGAAGTTCTCCGTGCACTGGTCCATGAAGGTGCAGAACATCTCAAAGGTCGGAAACATACCTGCGTAATTCTCGTAAATCCTACGACGATTCCCCAGGATATTCTCGCGGAGAATGAAGACGAAATCCACGTTCGTACGCAGGTTCGGTGTGATGCCCAACGGATACTGCATGGTGATAATGGTCATCATGTCAATGTGGCGGCCGTTCATGAACACGTAGCGCGTGGACTCCTCCTTGATCCATGACGAATCGTACAGGCAGTCGTCGAGAATCAGGAAGGCGCGCGGATCAATGTTGGACTGCCCACCAGCTCCGTTCTTGGCCGTGTTGCGCTTCTGCTTCATGGTCATTTGGCGCTTGATCACATTCATCACGATCTGCGGTGTGTACTTGTCGTGAATGAATTTGGACGGCACCATATGCTGAAAGAACTCGTTGGCCACCTCCGTGCCCGAGATGACCGTGCCCACAGGGAAGTCCTGCTGGCAATTGTACAGGATATCGCGCACCAAGAAGGACTTGCCCGTGTCCTTCTTGCCGATAATCACCATCATCGGGCTCTTGCGAGAGTCAATCTCACATCGAGCCTTGATCATCCCGATATCAAACTTCTTCAGCGAAAAGTTCATCTTGTGTTGTCCTGTGGAAAGAATGTAGGCGTTCAGACCCAGTGTTTCATTCCTTCCACCACAAGACAATGGTGAAAGAACTAAGGACTCAGCCTCTGGGCATGCAGCTGCACCGCTACTCGAAGATAGATGGCACTGATTGGAACCTCACTCACATGCAGCCCTTCTTCCCTCCTCTGGAGACTCTGTTCAAGACGGAGCGGCTGTCGAACCTGTCGGAGTATGGCATCAAGGTCCCTGAGGGGATCAAGACGGTCTTGAACGAGCTCCGCATCCACACCACGCAGAATCACATGCTTCCCGTCCACCGCAAGACGACCATGGTCCTGAGCCCGTACAAGACCATGAAGGGCGTGTACGCAACCCCCTCTCTTCCGAAGCCCGCGGAGGTGGCAAAGGAGATGGACGAGCAGACCCAGAGTCCTCACACGGCAGGGTATGTGGGCGCCTTGGCATCCATTGCCCTGTCTACGAATGGATGTGATCATTTCCCCAAGGTCTTTGGCGTCTACACTGCCGTGGCTACCAAGCACGAGGTGAATATCTCGGACGACTACGAGGACCTCTGCGACCGCCCGTGGTTTGCGGATCAGATCGGGAAGACCTTCGATCTCCGTCTTCGTGAGGAGGGCACGGAGGGCGGTTTCACGCACACACGGGGGCGGCGTTCGGCGGTGGACCTGGAGGATGCGCGCATTGAGTTGGAGACCACGGACATTGATGCCGTACATGTGGAGGCTCCTCAAGCGGGGTCGGTGATTGAGGAATACGAGATTGAGTCGAGCGAGCACAGCGAAGAGTCGGACGACGAAGACGAGGATGTCTATGAGATTGAGTCATGCGACTGCGATGACGAGGAGGAGGAGCCCGAAGACGAGAGCGAGGACGACGAGCCGTTTGCGTGGGCCACCTTCAAGGATGTGCCGGTGATCACCACCGTCATGGAACCCTGCGAAGGAACCTTCTACGATCTGCTCAAGCTGTCGGACAACCCAGAGCATCACACGGCGTGGGTGGCGCAGATTGTGGTGGCGCTTGCGTTTGCCCAGCGCACCTGCGGCTTTGTCCACAACGATCTCCACGGCAACAATGTCATGTTCGTGTCCACGGAGAAGGAGTTCCTGTACTACATGGTGGGCGAGAGCGGCGGGCGGCGGTACTATGCAATTCCCACCTACGGGAAGCTGATCAAGATCATCGACTTTGACCGTGCGGCCCTCTCCATCAAGCTCCAGGGCATGAAGGAGCCGCGGTTTTTCCTGAGCAGCCAGTTCAAGCCCGACGAAGAGGCGGGTGGGCAATACAATTGCGAGCCGTTCTATGACCAGGCACATCCGCGCATTGGCCTGAACCCGTCGTTTGACTTGGTGCGATTCGCCTCGTCGGTGTTCTGGGACATGTACCCGAAGGGCCCTGATGGCGAGACGACCAACGCATTCCTCCGCGACTTGATGCTGTCGTGGACCACACTGCCCGATGGTTCGTCCGTGATGTTCCGCAGCAAGCGCGACAATCACGATCGCTACCACGGATTCGGTCTGTACAAGGCGATTACGCGCTACTGCAAGGAGACGGCGATTCCCCGCAAGGAGTTGGCCAAGTTCAAGCAGTTTGCGGTGCCACGAATTCCTGCAGGGCAGACGGACTTTTTGCTGATTGAAGGATAATGGCACTCACCGAAGGTCTGAAGTTCAAGTACTCGCTGTACACGGCACTGCTGTTCTTTTTGCTGGGAAGTCCGACGGCTTTCCGCGTGGGCAATCGGTTGTTCGGCGGGGCCGTAGCGTCGTCGGGCGGTTGCCCAACAGCGGTAGGGTTTGCGTTGCACACATTTGTGTTCTTGGTTGCACTGTACGGTCTGATGTCCCTGCCGCAGGATGAGAAATACACCAACTCCCGCAAGTTGTCTCCTGACGACTTTCCTCTGCTGACCCCGCCTGCGGGCGTGGAGATTGCCGGGGATCCCAAGCAACGTTAAAACTCGGGCTTACCCACGAACATCTCCTGGACAGCCGACACCACGGGCTCAGCGGCCGCAGTGACGCCATCCGACCCACCCAATGCAAAGACGACTCCACCGGCGAGCGTGCCCGCTCCCGCTGCAATCTTCGCCCCGTCAAGGAAGACCATCGGCTCCTCCTTGGAGCGGCGGTCCATCACATACAAGACAGCAGCCACAGCCACAACCACTCCTACAATCATGGCGTAGTAATACACTTCGTCCATTTGTCTGGCTCGCATCTTTTTCAACTCACAGATTCAACGCGACTGCATCTGAGGACGGCTTGACGTCCACTTCTCCCTCGGCCTCGGATTCTGTGTCGGACTCAAAGTCATCCTCGCTCAGTCCAATATCCTCGCCCAGCTTGATGGCGGGCGGCTCATCGTCGGACTCCTCCGTCTCCGAGTCGAATTCCTGCGTCTCGTTCTCTCCGAACTTCACAGCCGGCTTTGGCTGCTCCACGGGTGCAGGGGGCGGCGGCGCCACAGGCTCGGGAGCAGGCGCAGGCGCAGGGGCCGCAGGAGGTGCCGCACCGTCTTCGGGCGCCTTGAAGTACGCCTTGCTGATGTCCTTCCACGGAATGAAGCTATCAATCACCTCGTTCAGGATATCGGCCAGCATCACCTCGATATCGCGACGATTACGGGCCTGCTGCTCAGAGGTGACACCCACCGTCTTGAACAGGTAGGCGTTGGACCAGAACCCGCGAGCCGCCATCACATAGAACTTGTGGATGAACACCTCCATGGACGGACGCGTGAAGGGAATGTCGACATGCTCCGACCGCACCTGCTGGAGCGAGGCAAACGCACGAATGTAGCTGACAAAGACACCCAGCAGCAGATCCTCCATGTAATCGCACTTGGACGCGGTGGCAATGCGGTCCACTTCCTTCTTCAGGGTCTCGGGCGTCCACTTCGGAACCTGGGTCAGCAGGTTCTGGAAGGTGCGCAGAATCTGGTCAAGCTGCTTGTTCCGCTCGCACGCAGACTTGGCATTGTCGTAGATGCTCCAAAACCCGTCGGCCACATGCGGAATCACGACGCGTCCAAGATTCTCACGAAGGGTCTGCTTGACAAAGTCTGTGGACATTTGTTTACACGCGAGGAGTATGGTTTCCATAAACCGACGCAGATGAAGCTCGTTCTGATTCTCATGGTGAAGAACGAATCGGCCATCCTGCGGCGCTGCCTTGAGGCCGTCGAGAAGGTGGTCGATGCCTTCTGTATCCTAGACACAGGGTCGACGGACAATACCGTCCAGATTGCCGAGGAGTTCTTGGAGACACGGGTGGGATGTCTGACCGTCGAGCCGTGGAGGGATTTTGGATACAATCGGTCGGTCAGCTTCACTCGAGCCCATGCGTTCCTGAAGGAGCAGTGCTGGGACCTCAAGGATACCTACGGCCTTCTGCTGGACGCGGACATGATCTTCAATTCTGGGACCCTTCTCCAGCAGAATTTGACGGAGCCTGGATATACCGTCGTGCAGGCGGCAGGCACCCTGGAGTATCCCAACACACGCCTTGTTCGTATGGATTACCCGTGGACTTGCGTAGGTGTAACCCACGAGTATTGGTCGGGTCCGACCCAGCACATGGCCAGATCGGTCTGCTTCATTGACGACCGCAACGACGGGGGCTGCAAGTCCGACAAGTTCGAGCGTGATGTGCGTCTGCTGGAGAGGGGGTTGCAGGAGGATCCGACGAATGGGCGATACATGTTCTATCTTGCCCAGTCCTACCACTGTCTGCGCCGTTGGGACGATGCTCGGAAAATGTACAAGAAGCGCATTGTGACGGGTGGATGGGACGAGGAGATTTGGTACAGCCACTACATGGTCGGCAAGTGCTGGCTTGAGCTGAACAATATCCCCAAGTTCGAGTGCTGGATGCAGAAGGCCATTGCGCTGCGTCCCACGCGTGCCGAGGCGTATTATCAGTTGGTGAAGCACTTCCGCGAGCACTCCAAACACTTCAAGGCCTACCAGTACCTGATCGATGGAAAGCGCGTGCCCCTGAGCAAGGATTCGCTGTTCCTCGAGATGGACGTCTACAAGTATCTGTTTGACTACGAGCGGACGATTCTTGATTTCTACGTCAATCCCGACCGCAAGTCTGGACTCCGCACCTGCATCGACTATTTGCTCAAGACCGACCACAATCGGCACAATGTCATCTTCAACTTCCAGTTCTACGTCCAGCCTATCGTGTCCACTCGCACCGAACTGGGGTCGCGGCTTCCAACCCCGTTCTCGGGGTACACGCCGTCCGCGATTTCCGTGTGCGACTACCCGATGGCGAATGTGCGCTACATCAACTACTGGATGGAGAATGGAGACTACAAGACACCCCCGAACCAGCCCGTTCTGACGGAGAATGCCTACGTGAATCTGGAGACCATGGAGGTTGTGGCCATGATGTGGGACAAGACCGTTGGCATGCCCAAGTCTCCGACGCACGTGAAGGGTCTGGAGGATCTTCGGCTCTACAAGAACACTATGGGGCTATCGTTCCTGGCCACCACGCAGGAACATGCCGAGGGCAAGGTCCGTCTTCTCCAGGGACGCTATGGACCTGACGGAGTGTACAGCGAGTGCAAGGTGTTGGAGTCCCCTCATGGTCGGCAATGCGAGAAGAACTGGCTGCCGATTCAGGGGACGGACATGATGATCTACGGATGGTCGCCCTTTGAGGTGCTTGACCGCCAAGGCATTCGTCGCTCCATTCCGACGCCTCCGCTCTTTTCTACATTTTGCGGATCTGCGCCACCCATCTTGGTCGGTGACAAGTTCTGGACACTGGTGCACATGGTGGAGTACTCGAAGCCCCGCAAGTACTACCATCTCTTCGTGGAGACGCAGTCCATTGACAAGGTGACGCGCATCACTCTGCCGTTCGTGTTCAAGTCAGCGGCTGTCGAGTACTGCGTGTCGTGTCGGTTGTCCGACCCCACAACGGTCTCGTGTTATGTCAGCTTTGCCGATGCGAATCCTGCGCGGATTGATATTCCATTCTCGTCACTTGAGTGGCTCTCAGTCTAGGTTGGCAACCACGGCTCCGACCAAATTGGACAGGGCAGGGCGTTGGTAGGCCAGCTTGTCCTTGAAGAAATGGATCAGTGGAAGGTGGGAACACCAGTACTGGTCAATCACCCCCGTGTAATTCGGATCCTGTCCCTTTACGATAATGTCGAATCCCTCTTGCACCACACGCTGAACCTCCTGCGAGGTGGGCTTGCGCAAAAAGTAGGCCGACGAGGTCGTACATCCCTGCCGACTGCGCGACAGAAGGTCGTCGAACGGCTCGCGGGGGCCAATCCTGCTGATGGCTAGAAAGCAAAGAGTGTAATCGTACGGACGACGGAAGAACTCTGCGACGCGTGTCCATACGCGAGACACATCGCTGGTAAAGACGATATCGTCCTCAAGGACCAGACACTGCTTAAGCTCGGGGGTCTGGTTGAAATGAACCATGACGTCGAGGTGGTTCTTGGTGGCTCCCGCATACGCAGACATGCTCGCGTCCTTTTGCGCCTTGTAGTGATGGATCTTGTGCAGGGGTGCGGCGACTCTTGCCAAGGAACTCAGTGTTTCCATGTAGCGGTCGCTACGCGTCTCGAGGTTGAGAATATACACCACATCCACAGAGTCCCAGCACGGGTGCGATTCCACCACATCGTGCGTCACTTGACTAAAAAACACCGGGTGCCGAAACAGCTTGTTCGTGATTGGAAGTCCATGGTGCCAATCGGGGTAGTCCCCATAGACAATCACAATCTCCCCGTCCTTCGGTTCGCGAGCCGGATCAAACGATGCAACGACTCGGCCCATCCAATGGAGAAGATCACTCGATTGTTGAATCACGAGGGGGCGAATGTCGGCAAACTCGTAGGCGGCGTAGACCCGTCGGGCCATGGTTAGATCGTTCAAGTAGTATCCGCACTGCGCGAGGACCAACAGCGTGTCGCACCGATGATCATACGGAATCTCCATCAAATCAAGATCGCGAATGTATCGCCGTGCCAGAGCAAACTGATCGTGGCTCCGCATCTCCATGAGGAGCTGGCGATGCTCGGGCATGTGTGCAAACTTGGGCTTTCCGTCCCAAATCACATTACCCACGAAATCGTGCTTGTCTTCGCAAGGACGCTCAATCCATTCAGCGTGTTCGCCCGCAAAGGCGCGGACGCTGGTATGGACCAAGAGTTCAGACTTGATCTGCTCGTAGACACATTGGGTCAGAAACTGCTCGTCGTATCCATACCCTACCTCGTGCGTCGGCATCATGAGCGACATTGGCTTCTTCCATCCAAACGTGCCCGCCATCAGCTTGGACTGGTGCCAGTAGTGGTCGCGAATGGAGTGGTAGGACTTGTCGGACTTCAGGAATTCGTCAATGCACCACCGATCGCGTGCCGTGATACGGG